ATGCAATGTCCTCGGCACTGGTCTTGTCCAGCACAAGGCTCTTGCGACCGACCTTGAGGGTCTTGGCTACAGGGTTGGTGAAGTTCTTGGAAACGAATGTATCTGTTACAGTGATTTTACCCATGATGGATAAGCTCCTTAGTTGGTTTGAGTTGTTTGTCGAGCTGACCGTCAGCGGCGACACACTTTACTCCCCCCTTCCCCCTTTGGGGGGTTCGTCGTCAGC